GTCCGATGCTGCACTCAAAATGGCATCAGAGGTGGATCAGCAACTGTCCACTTCCCAATCTGGCACCAAGAAATAGAGGATATTCTTGTATTAAAAAATAATAAAGGAACCGAAGATAATCGGGTTCGTAAGTTAGACTACTCTATTCAAATCAGCAAGTTATTCTATGAAAGATTCATCAGTAATCAAGAAATCACACTCTTCTCTCCACACGATGTTCCTGGTCTGTATGATGCTTTTGGCACTGATAGATTTGACGAGTTATATGTATCTTATGAACGAAATACAACTATTCCAAGAAAAACTATCGGTGCTCAAGAACTCTTTTTGGAACTTCTGAAAGAACGTGCAGAAACTGGTCGTATTTACATTATGAATATTGATCACTGCAATTCTCATAGTTCTTTTAAGGATCAGGTTACGATGTCAAATCTTTGCCAAGAAATTACTTTGCCAACTGTTCCTCTTCAACATATTGACGATGATAATGAAGCAGCAATCGCAACCTGCATTCTTTCAGCAATTAATGTGGGTAAAGTTAAATCCGATGAAGAGTTTGAAGAACTTTGTGATCTTGCCGTTCGTTCATTAGAAGAACTTATTGATTATCAGGATTATCCAGTTAAAGCAGCAGAAAACTTTACAAAACATCGTCGTGCTCTTGGAGTAGGTTTTATTGGTCTTGCTCATTATCTTGCTAAACTTGGATTTAATTATGATTCTCAAGGTGCTTGGGATGCAGTTCATGGACTTTCTGAGTCATTTCAATATTATCTTCTAAAATCTTCAAATCAACTTGCGAAGGAAAAAGGACATTGTGAATATTTTAGTCGCACAAAGTATGCCGATGGTATTCTTCCAATTGATACTTATAAAAAAGATGTAGATGAAATTTCTTCAATTTCATATCAACACGATTGGGAACATTTAAGACAAGATATTCTTCAATATGGATTAAGGCATTCTACATTATCCGCTCAGATGCCATCAGAATCTTCTTCAGTTGTTTCTAATGCCACAAATGGCATAGAACCTCCTCGTGGATATTTGTCCATTAAGAAGTCCAAAAAGGGTCCTCTGAAACAAATTGTCCCACAATATAATACTCTAAAAAATAATTACACTCTTCTTTGGGATATGAAGAGCAATAGTGGATATATCAATATTGTTGCTTTGATGCAGAAGTTTTTTGATCAAGCAATTTCTGGAAACTGGTCCTATAATCCAGAAAATTATGAAAATAATGAAGTTCCTGTAAGTGTAATGGCACAAGATATGCTTACTTGTTTTAAGTATGGACATAAGACTGCATATTATCAAAACACTTATGATAATAAGACAGATGAAGTAAAAGAAGAAAAGGTAAATAGTATTAATGAGTTAGTTAATGAAATTTTAAATTCAGGAGAAGAAGATTGTGACAGTTGTAAAATTTAGAGTAAAATCGCAAGAAACAAAAATGATACAAGGAATGACAGTATTTAATACTGGAAAAGTTGATACTAAAAAGTCTCCAATGTTTTTTGGCCAACCTCTTGGCATTCAAAGATATGATTCCTATAAGTATCCAATTTTTGAAAAACTTACTCAACAACAACTGGGATACTTTTGGCGTCCAGAAGAGGTTTCTCTTCAAAAAGATAGAGCAGATTATCAAACACTTCGTCCTGAACAGAAGCATATTTTTACTTCTAATTTAAAATATCAAATTCTTCTTGATTCGGTTCAGGGAAGAGGTCCTGGAATGGCTTTTACTCCATATTGTTCTCTTCCTGAGTTGGAATCTTGTATGTCTGTGTGGGGATTTATGGAAATGATTCATTCCCGTTCTTATACTTACATTATTAAAAATGTTTATTCTGACCCATCAGAAGTTTTTGATTCCATTTTGAATAATGAAAGAATATTAGAACGTGCATCATCAGTAACTGGTGCTTATGATGATTTCATCAATTCTGCTCACAATTATGATTCTTCAAATCTTTGGATTTACGCAAAAGAAAATGCAGGTTCTTGTAGAGAAGAAAGATTGGAACTTAAAAGAAAACTTTATCGTGCAGTCGCAAATGTCAACATTCTTGAAGGTATTAGATTCTATGTCTCATTCGCTTGCTCGTTTGCGTTTGGAGAACTCAAACTTATGGAGGGATCAGCTAAAATTATCTCTCTCATCGCAAGAGACGAAAATCAGCATCTTGTCATTACTCAAAACATCCTCAACAAATGGCGTGAAGGAGATGACCCAGAGATGTTGCAAATTGCTAAGGAGGAGGAAGAGTGGGTAAAAAGTGCTTTTAGAACTTGCGTTGATGAGGAAAAGAGATGGGCGGAGTATTTATTTAAAGACGGTTCTATGATTGGTTTGAATGATAAACTATTACATCAGTATGTTGAATGGATTGCAAATCGTAGAATGAAAGCAATTGGAATCAAACCACTTTATGATATTGCTGCCAAGAACAATCCACTTCCTTGGACTTCTCATTGGATTGAATCCAAAGGACTACAGGTTGCACCACAAGAATCGGAGGCAGAGTCATATTTGGTTGGTGGTATTAAGCAAGATGTGAAAAAAGATACCTTCGCAGGTTTCAAACTGTAGTCAATTATACAAAAATACTCTTATATATATCTTTACGTTCATCCCAAAACGGGACGGAATTAAGCCGACTCGGAACGGATTCGTTCATTCTCTATTTGCGAATAGAGAACGCAAAAGTTGAGCCTAAGGAACGCAACAATACCCTAAACAAGTAAAGGAGCAAACCAATGGCACTTATTCTCATTAAAAATAAAATTCTCAAAGAATTACGCCTTAAAGAATCCCAGATTCATATGGCAACACTTTGATTTTAGAGGGTCTTTTGACCCTCTTTTTTTATAAATACTTCTAAAACTATAGAAGTATTATGTCTGGAGTAAGTTTTAATATCAATCCACAGGCACATAAAACTGCCAGAACTCAAGAGAAAATCAGAGTAAGAGCAGAAAAAGGCTCTACGGCAGGAGAACAATCAGTTGCTAAAAGTAAATTACAAAGACCAGAAACTCTTCCCAAAATCAAAGAAGAATCTATTATAGAAAGAAAAATGACTGCTGCCGAAAAAGCAAAAGAAGAAAGACTTGGAGAAAAAACTAAAGAATCAGCACTTCCCGCAATGAAAAAGAGATATGGGGAAAAGAAAGGAGAACAAGTTTATTATGCTTGGAAAAGAAAACAAGCAATGGCAAAGGAAGAATATGAATACGTAATTGAAACTTTAGTTGATTCTGAATTCGCAAAAGATTTTGAAGCAGCAGAAGTAATGATAGAGCATCTTAGTGATGCATTTGTAAATTCAATTCTTGAAGAATATATTGAAGAAAAGGCAAGAGGAACAAGAAAAAAATCAACACTTCATGCATATGATGTTGATGAGACTTTATTTTCTCACGGAAAAAAAGGAAAGCCAAACGTTCAGGTTCATGTAAAGGATGCATCTGGAAAGAGAATTCAAAGTTTAAGTAATCAGGAATTTAATACTCATAAATTAGACACAGATAAAGGACATTCTTATGATTTTAGTGAGTTTCAAAGCGCTAAAAAGTTTGGAGAAACTTCAAGTCCAAATAAAAAAGTGATTAAGAACTTACAAAGACAAGTAAAAAGAGGAGAAAATGTTCATTTAATTACTGCTCGTTCCAAGTTTGATGATCCAAAAGAATTTCACGGGCATTTGAAAAAACACGGAATCAATGTTCCTTTAAAGAATATTCATTATACTGGAGGAATGAAAGGTGGAGATATTGGTGATAAAAAAGTGACAGTCGCAAACGCAATTGCTAAACAAAGCAAAACTAAAAATATTCATATGTATGATGATGCCGCAAAGGTTCATAAATCATTTGAAAAAGAAAAACAAGAACATCCAACTACAAAAAATATAAAAACTCATTTAATTAAACCTAATAAGAGTGGAGAACCAACTTCACGTTCTTATCAAGCAACGAAGGAAGAAATGACTGCTTATGAGTTCTGGAAGCAGTTTATTGACTAAATACTAAGGTTTTTAAACTAAATAAAATATAAATAATAACATAAAGGAACCTTTCAGAAAAATGAACGATTGGCAAACGGCTAGAACTCTAAAAGACCTCTCAGAAGCATACTCTTCAATTTACGAAGCATCAAAGGGAGATGGAAATTTAGCAAATAATTATCCTCCTTATGATAAAGTAACGAGGGGAGATATTATTGCTGGTGCCCGTGGTGAAGACCAAATGGGAGGAAAGAAAAAGAAAAAAGTAGAAGAAGAAGTAGATGTCTATGGTATTGTACTTTCGCATCTTCTTGGTGAAGGGTACGCAAATACTGAAGAATCAGCAGAAGCAATTATGGCAAATATGAGTGAAATCTGGATTGAGGCAATCTTAGATGAAGAAAGAGAGCCTGGTGTTAAACCATATCGTCCAAATCCAACTCATGCTGAAATTCAAGCAGACGCAAAAAGAGCTCGTCAGAGGCACTTGGAAAAGGCTAAAGACCAAAAAGGTTGGGGTGATGAAGAAAAGTTCAAGAGTGACTGGAAACTCAGAGTAACACCAGCAAGCACTATGAAGAGAAAATCGGGAGAAACCGAAACAGTTTCTCAAAGAATGGATAGAGAAAAGCCTTATGCTAAGAGAATGACTGGAGAACTTGCTAGAGAGTATGGAAGCCGTGCTGCTGAAAGAGTGACCCGTGTTCGTAAGGGAAAGGGGGAACCACAAGCAGTTACACTGCCAAGAAAGTCAGAGTCATCTAAAGAAGTTATCAGAAGACCAAAATCTGAAGATTGATAATAATTTATGAAATTCAATTTCCAATTTGGAAATAAACCCAAAACAATATGGGACTATGCTTTTTGGAGCATAGTCCTTTTTTCTTTAATTGGATTTTTATCTACAAAATTTAAAGTCGGTCAAGATGTAATTTGGCAATGGTTAGACCAAATACAAAGAGAACTTGTGAAGAAACATCTTTTACCACAAGATAATATCATAAATGATTTTACAATCAAAACACCACAGTTCTTAAACAGAAGAATCAAGAACGACGTAGATGCTGCTATAAGGGACTATGAGGCATCTATTCCACCAAAGACACCCAGAATGAAGAATAAGGACATTCTGACCGAAATAGAGAAATTAAAATACACAAATAATCAAAGAATAATTGTAAAAGACGCAATCTATTATGAATGCCCTAATGGAGTAATGGGAATTAGAGGGGCATGGGTGGAAAAAGACCCTGAATGTATTGACAAGTAATTCAAAGGTTATTAGAATCACTCTGTTAGGGTTGAAGGATAAATAATAACTACTATAAAAACTCTAAATGACTTATGAGAACCCTTGGAGATATCTTGGGGAAGTTTTTGATTCAGATCATATTCAAGATAACTTTGGTTTTGTTTATCTTATACACTGTACTGAAACTAATAGAAAATATCTTGGAAGAAAGTATTTTTGGTCTTTTAGAACACCTAAAGGAAAGAAACGAAAAGTAAAACAAGAAAGTGATTGGAAACAATATTATGGTTCTTGTCCTGAACTTAAAGAAGATGTAATAAAATACGGAAAGGATAAGTTTATAAGAACGATTTTATCACTTCATAAGACTGGAGGAAAGACTAATTATGAAGAGACACGTCAGTTATTCTTAAACAATGTTCTAACAGAATCTCTTGACGATGGAACTCCTTTGTACTACAATAGTAATATTCTTAGCAGATATTTCAGAAAGGATTATTATGAAGAAGTCCGAGATAAAAAAGATGTGCCAAGAAATGATTGACAATATTCTTAAGAGAATGTATGATTTGTGTGCTGACGGAAGATCGGAAGATGCTTCAGCACTTTATTCTGAAATTCAAGAATGGGTGATTTCCGAACTAAACACGGATATCATAACCCTTGATTATATTGAGGGTGTTTTGGAAAATGAATAAATAAAACAATTATTATGAAAAATCCCTATTATGAGTAGGGTAATCGTTATGAGTCTTTGACTTTGATTTTAGAGCCCAGGAAATTGCCTCTTGAAAGAGGGGAAGTGCGCTTTTTCTATTGGGATGTAGAGTTCTATTAAATTTAAATGCTTTTTAAAACAATTTCAATTTTTGCCATTGCCACTGTAGGATTGGCACCCCTTCAAGCAAAGGCAGCAAGTTCGTGTTCACTTGCTTCACATTATGGAATCGGTGATGGATACCATGGCAGAATGGCAGCAAATGGTGAGATCTACAATGCATATGGTCTGAGTGCAGCGCATAGATCCCTTCCATTTGGAACCAAAGTAAATGTTATCAACCAGGATAATGGTAGGTCTGTTGTTGTCAAAATTAACGACAGAGGACCATATGTTGCTGGAAGAACTCTTGATCTGTCCTATGGTGCTTTTAGTAAAATTGCATCTCCAGGACAAGGAGTTGCCAGAGTATGTTATAGTGTAATTTAATTACATACTTGACAACTGAATAACGGGGAGATTATAATTCTCCCTTATGCGGATGTAGTTCAGCGGTAGAACGCTATCCTTCCAAGTTAGATGTCGTCGGTTCGATTCCGATCATCCGCTTATCAGGTAGAAAACACCGAAAATGAGATTGACTGATCCCAAAGAAACTGTTAAGATAAATACCTGAACGTCTTGATGCCCCAATTACTCGCATCAAACGTAAAAATTTACAAATTGTCGTTTAGTACTAAAAACACTTTTATGAAAATCAAATCTATTGTTGCCGGTGCCGTTGCTGCTTCTGCAATGACCGCTCCTGCATTTGCCGGACAATTTCCTGATGTATCTCCTACCAATTGGGCATATCAGGCAATTACCAATCTGAATGCTCGTTATGGATGCCTTGCTGGTTATCCTAATGGCACTCTGAAGCCTGCTCAGTCTGCTACTCGTGCCGAAATGGCTGCTCTGACAAGTGCTTGCCTGGACCGCATTTCTGAGTTCTCTAGTGCCGAAGATGCTCGTACTGCTGCTGCTCTTCGTGCTGAGTTCTCTAAGGAACTTGCTGCTACTAATGCTCGTGTAACGACCCTGGAAGTTGCTTCTGCTCGTAAAGCACAAGGAGTTGGTGAATATGTTGGTGTTGGCGTTCTGTTGAACAAGCAGGGTGTTGCTGGTAATGGATATGGTGCGAATCGCACTGTTTCTGGTGCCACCATTCAGGCACGTATTCCTTTTGCTACTGTTTGGGGCAATGAAGTTTCAGTTCGTCCTTATGCTAACTTTGTGGGTAGTCCTTCTGGACAAATTGGTGCTGCTGGTGGTGCCCTTGCTACTTATGATTACTCCATCTCACGCAAAACTCTTGCCGATGGAAGTAAAGTAAGTCGTGCAAATGTCTATGGTGGTATTGGTTATCAGGTTCCTTTTGTGAACAATACGACTTCCAATTATCAGTCTGCTATTGGATCACAAGGTCAAGTTGTTTTTGCTCTGGGTATTGAAGGTCGTATTACCAATTCTCTGGTTGGTTTTGCTGATGTTAAGTTCCCCACTACCAATGCTGCTAATAGCTATGGAGTTACTGGAGGTTCTTATAGTCCAGTATTTACCACTGGTATTGGTATCAAGTTCTGATAACCTACTCATAAAATGAGTTAAAGCACCCCAAAATGGGGTGCTTTTTATATAAATATCTAAAAAGTATTGTGTAATGGAAAAACTTTTTAAACTTTTAAGTGATGCTCAAGCATCACTTTTTGTTTTATTTCAAAAGACCTGGATTTATCATTGGGATGTAGTTGGGTCAGACTTTCAACAACTTCACACTATGTTTGGTGGTCAATATGAAACAATGTTTGAAGAGATTGACACAATCACAGAACATATGAGATACTTAGGTATGAAGCCAGTCAGTACTCTTACAAGGATTACTGAAGTATCTCATATTAACCAAGCATCAAACAGTGCTCAAGATATTGATGCTATGGAAATGGTAAGACAATTGAGAGACGATAATAAAAGAATTATTGATATTTTTGCCGATATTTCTGAAGAAGCTGATAAAGAAAGACAATTTGCAACTTCAAATTTAGTTCAAAGTTTAATGGAAACTCACGGCAAATTCCATTGGATGTTGAGATCAACGTTAGAATAAGGAGTTTAAAATGTTAATTATAAGATGTAAAAATTGTAATACAGAATTAACAAGTCATCCGACACAAACAAAATGCTGTAAGTGTTCAAATATGACGACAATAAAGGATGATAAAATTTCAGCACTTGACTTAAGTAAGGTGTTGATTGTAGAATCAAACAAAGAAAACAAAAAATCAAATCTGTTTTCAATTGAAGATCTTGCCTGGCAAGAATCAAGAAAAAATCGCAAAATTAGAAAGTTGGAGTTTGAAATTAAATGAGTTGGGAATCCCCAAAGTTATCAAAAATTGATATTGAAGTCATTACAGTTTCTTTGGATGACTACATATATTATTCCAGACAAGATGGAATAGATTCTCAAGAAGCAGAAAAGATATTGATGAGATTAAACGATCATCTGCAAAAATTTTAAATGGATCAACACACCTATGATAATTGGGTGAAAATCAAACAACAGTTTGAAAAGTCTGGTAATACAGACAATATGTTTTATAAAAGATCTTGTGCGATTGTAAAAACCAAAATAGATCCTATGGAATCTTTTTGGAATCAAAAAAAATCACTTGACTGATTTTAAAAATGAGTCTATAATCTAGTAGTATCACCATTAATACGATGAAAAAAATGACGATTCAACAATTTCAATCTGATTTTGATAATTTGATAAACAGAGTAGAAGAAGGTGAATCATTTATTATTTCTAGTGAATGGGGTGATGCCGTTATTGTTCCTTATGATGATTTGATAGAAATACATACAAATCACGATGATGGATGCTGATACATCTTGGGAGTATAGCTTAATGGTAGAGCGGCCTGCTTATAACGGGTTGATCTGGGTTCAATTCCCAGTATTCCTATTCGCTGTTTGCAAATGGCGAATACGCCTATTATAAATAGGTGTATGTATAGTTTCATAACACAAATGATTAATTGTAAATCTTGTGGAAAAGAAGTTCCACAGCACCAAAGAAAAGGTGGAAGAGCAAAACTTTATTGCAACGAAACCTGTCGTCAAAGGTGGCGTTATAGAAATGATCCTTGTGTTATGAATAGGAACACTTATACCGAACAAAAAACAAGAGGTTATTCAAACAAATGGAAAGCTCTCCAATATAAAGGTGGTAAGTGTCAAACTTGTGGTGAAGATAGACCAGCAACTCTATGCTTCCATCACAGAGATCCTTCTCAAAAAGAATTAAAACTTGATGGAAGATCTTTTGCTAATAGAAAATGGGATACTATCAAAGAAGAAGTAGATAAATGCGATCTTCTTTGTCATAACTGCCATCATATACTTCATTATGGTGGCAGTTGGGGAGAGTTTCTACAAGCTATAGTTTAGATTTCTGTCAAAATTTAGGTCCTCATAAAACCTGATAAATTGGTTAGACCCCTCACAGGGAGCACCTAAATACTAACAGTCCCGGTATGACTTTAAACTAGCCCTGGTCGGTGATGAACCCCCCCTTATGTCTAAAGCAAGTATCTTAAGATATCTTGGTAATCTTTTCCTCATAATTGGTTATCAAATTATGTTATGGAAAGATTTTAAATATGGTTTATTGTTAAAGTGTATTGGTGGATTACTCACAGTACCTTTTGCAATTAAACTTAAATTGTGGGATGTGTTGTTTCTAAGTGGTTTTTTTGGTATTTCCGAGATATCAAAAGCAATTCAACTTTTCCTAGTTAAGTCAAACTAGGTGGTGGAGCCTCAATAAGGACCCTCTAAGTCCCCGCAAGATAAGGGACTTTAAAAATTCTTGCTGGTGCGGATGGGACTCTCTCCTGCCTGGTTTCCAATTTCCAGTTAAAAAATTGGTGGCGAGCCTGCGAAGACATCTAATTAAAAGAGGGGTTGCATAAACTCCTCTTTTTTAGTATAATTATCTAATAACAACTGCGGTTATTATTAAACCAAATAGATAGTAATGATAGGATTTAATCATTTAGGAAAACTTGGAAGATTTGGAAATCAAATGTTTCAATATGCTGCTCTTAAAGGTATAGCAGCAAATAAAGGATATGACTTTTGTATTCCTTCTTCTTCCAATCAACAAAAATCATACGAACATCAACTTTTTATTCCATTTAATTTGGATGTAAATGTAAAAGAATTAAACGGACAATATATTACAGACGAACTTTTTTGTTTTAATAAAGATATTTTTGATAATTGCCCAGACAATATTTCTTTGATTGGATATTTTCAAACTGAAAAATACTTCAAACATATTAAAGAAGAAATTAAAAAAGATTTTGCTTTTAAGACAAGCATTTATGATGTCTGTAAGGAAATAATAGATACGATTAAAAGTCCAATTGCACTTCATATAAGAAGAACTGACTACCTTACAGATCCAAATCATAATGCTTTATCTATGGAGTATTATGAAGAAGCACTGAAAAAATTTGATAGTTCAAGAGAAGTTGTTATTTTTTCTGATGATACAGATTGGTGTAGCAAACAAGAAATTTTTGCAGAAGATAGATTCTTAATTTCAGATGGACAGGATACTTATCACGATATGTGTTTGATGACTTTATGTGAGGATCATATTATTGCCAATAGTTCTTTTAGTTGGTGGGGTGCGTGGTTGGCAGAAGGAAATAAAGTGATTGCTCCTTCTAAATGGTTTGATGGTGGAAATTTGAGTTATTTAAATACAAAGGATCTTATACCTGAAGAGTGGGAGAAAATTTAATGAAAGTTGCGATTAGTTTTTTTGGTACTGGAAAGTATCTTGATTATTTGCCAAAATGGTATGAGAATGTAGAAGAAAATTTTTTGCCAGGAGTAAAAAAACAAATTTTGGTTTTTACTGATGGAGAAATTGACGATGTACCAGAAAACGTTTCAATCTATCAAATAGAACATAAGTCTTGGCCTTATATTACTTTGGAAAGATTTAATTCTTTGCTTCTTGCCAAAGAAGAAATCCAAAATTATGATTGTTTTGTATTTTTGGATGCTGATACATTAGTAGTAGATACAATTACGGAAGATGATTTTTTTGATGATAATCCATATATTGGAGTTCATCATCCTTGTGATTATCTTAAAATGCCACCTCACAATACATATCCAGGAGCATTTGAAATTAATCCAAATTCAAATGCTTGTATTGATGATGCATTGGACCTTTCTGTTTATTTTCAAGGATGTCTTTGGGGAGGAAAAGTCCCAGAAGTTATTGAAATGATAGAAATTCTTGACAAAAATATACAAGATGATTTATCTCGTGATATAATTGCTAAATGGCACGATGAGAGCCACTTAAATGAATTCTATGTTAATAGGAGAGAACAAGTAAAAGTTCTTGGTCCTGAATATGCATATCCAGAAGTATTTTCTCAATATTGTGAATTTGAACCAAAAATAGTTCATCTATCAAAAAATAATTCTAAGTATCACGTATAATAAATATATGATTCCTTTATTAGCTATAACAACTCTTAACCAATCTGAAAATTTTAAAAAAATAATTGAATCAATTGATTACCCAATTAAAAAAATTTCTGTTCTTTGCAATTCTTATTCAATTGATTACTTACTTAAAATTAGAGAATTTTGTAAAAGCAATTTTGTTCAAGAGTTTATAGTTTCTCATTGTCCATATAATATGGGTTGTTCTACAAGTTGGAATTATCATATTAAAATGAATCCAGAGTGTGACTATTGGGTTTTTTCTGGAGATGATGTTATTTTTTCAGATGGAGATTTAGAAAGGGCAAAAACTTCTTCGGAGGTTTATGATGTTTCTTTTTGTTCAATGAAAACTAAATATTCGTTATTTTCATTATCAAAAAAATGTGTTGATATTGTTGGATTTTTTGATGAAAATATTCATCCAGCAAATTTTGAGGATGATGATTACGATAGAAGAATAAGAAAAAATAGATTAAACGTAGGATTATTTGAATTTAATGGAACTCACTTTGGATCTGGAACAACTTACAACTTATCTGAAGAAAATAAAAGTAAAATAAAAAATTATTATAAAATGAATGAAATTTATTATACTTTAAAAGTTGAAAAGGAAGATTATACTTCTGGTAAATTTGATTTTGTAGAAAGATCTAAAAAATTATTAATTGTAAAATGACAAAAGAGATACTACATATTTCCCATCATATTGGTTGCTTCAGAGATCAAGAATACATTTTAAATAAATTAGGTTTTGAAATAACAAACCATAAATTTTATGATGGAGTTTTTAAAATTACAAAAGAAATTGCTGATGATTTTTGGGTTAATCATAAAGATCAATTAAATTCTTTTGATTATATTCTTACTTCTGATACGGCTCCATTATCAAGAATTTTTCTTGAAAATCAAGATGAGTTTCAGTCTAAACTTATAATTTGGATTTGCAATAGATTTGATTATAGAATGGAAACAGAAAAAGAATTCTATAAGTTGTTTAGTGAAGCAGAAAAAAATCCAAACATTAAAATTGTTCCTTATAGTTATTTTGAAAAAGTTTGGTGCTCAGAAAAAGGAACTTATTTAATGAATCATAAACACATAAAACCTTGTGGTAAATTTTTAGAATCTCATGAAAAAAATATTCCTGAGGCTGCATACTTTGATCAAATGTATGGAGAAAAAAATCAACTGCCTGATGCTGATGTGATTGTTCCTATCTATCATAATGATAACTTATTTTTTAATATGAAAGATTTTCTTTTAAGTAAAGGAATCTCAGTTTATAATGGTGGTTTTAGAGATATAAGTCAAATCAAAAAATATAAGGCATTTGTGACTATGCCAGATGCATTTTCTAAGTTTCTTTGTTTTGAATTAGTTCATCATAAAATACCAGTAATTTTGCCATCTAAAAAGTTTTTTTACGATCTATCTAAAAAACCAAATTACTTTTTTAATATTTGGGGATCAGGAGGATCAGATCTTCTTCAAGAATCCTGGATTGATTGGTGTGAATGGTATGATGAAGAATTACAAAATTGTAGATTTTATTATGATTCTTTTGATGAAATTCCAGATATCATTTCTAATATTGATAAAACAAAAATGATTTCTTATTTTGATGAAGGTTCTAAATACATTGAAGCAAATTCATTGAATTTGTGGAAAGAATTTTATGAGGGATTTTGAATGGCACACCCACAACAAAGAGATTTTATCCAATACGTAAAAAATAAATATCCAAGTTTTTTTACAAGTAAAAAAGTATTAGAAATTGGAAGTCTAAACATCAATGGAACAGTAAGAGATTTTTTTGAAAATTGTGATTTTACTGGAATTGACTTAGGAGAAGGTCCAGGAGTAGATATTGTTTGTCAAGGACAAGATTATGATGCCCCAGACGAAAGTTATGATGTTATATGTTCTGCTGAATGTTTTGAACATAATCCATATTGGATAGAAACATTTGAAAATATGATAAGATTATGCAAGCAAAAAGGTCTTGTTTTTTTTACTTGTGCAACAGATGGAAGACCAGAGCATGGAACAACAAGAACTTCACCGGAGAGTTCTCCTTTAACTATTGGTATTGGTTGGGACTATTATAAAAATCTAAATGAAAATGATTTTAGAGAAAAAATTAATTTTGATTCTTTATTTGATTTTTGTGAATTTTCTGTAGGTATGGAAAATTATGATTTATATTTTTATGGAATAAAAAAATAAATCATTTTTAAAAAATGTTCTAAATATCTTGAGTATAATATTTTAAATTTTTGGAAAAATTATGAGAGTTTTTGATAATATTATTGATCCTATTGATTTAAAAGAAGTAAAAAAAACAAATATTATAGTACCAAATTCAATAAATGCATTGACTAAATTTTACTATGATTTGCAAAGAATAATAAAAGCAGATTGTTTTTTTGAGATTGGTGCTTTTGAAGCAAATTTTTCAAGAGAAATGAAGAGAGTTTATCCTTCTTCTGATGTTTGGGCATTTGAAGCAAACCCTTATAATTACGATTTTTATAAAAAGATAAACTCAAATATTAATTATCTTAATTTGGCAGTATCAAATGTAAATGGAACAATAGATTTTTATTTGCAAGATAAAAATTTGAATGATGGATTAGAGATAGAAAAAGTAAGAGGAAATAATAGCATTCTTAATAGAAATGATGATACAATTTTGTATCAAAAAGTTCAAGTAGAATCTGTTACTTTAGATTCTTTTATAGAAAATAAATGTTTGAATGATAAATTATTTTCTTTATGGATTGATGTTGAGGGGGCAAATAAAAATATATTAACTGGATTTGAAAAATATATAGAAAGTTCATTAACGATTTTAATTGAAGTTGAAGAATGTGAATATTGGGAAAATCAATGGTTATGTGAAAATGTTTATGAGTTTTTAAATGAGAAAAATTTCATTCCAATCGTTAGAGACTTTGAAGATAATGATCAGTATAATGTTGTTTTTATTAATACAAGTATTTTAAAAAACGATATTATTAAAAATAAAATAAAAGATTGGATGAATAATTATTTTTCTTATTTGGGATTGGATGTATCAAATTAAATTTATGAAGTATCATTAAAATGAAAACTTTTTCTGTATATCATCAGTGTTTTAAGAATAAAAAAGCAACCGAATTTGCTATTCAGCAGTTTAAAAACTATAATCCAGATGTTCCTTATTATTTGATATCTGATGGTGGGGATGATTTTTCTGATTTAGCAAAAAAGTATAATTGTATTTGGAAATATGATAATTCTAATATAGGAATGAATTATCTTCCTCCAAAAGATGCTAAAATTTTATATGATAGATTAGTTGAATGTTTTAATGAAGTTAAAACTGATTATATTTTATTGATGGAAGATGATGTTCTTTGTAGAGAACATTTAAAAATAAATGAAGAGTTTAATCTTGCAATGTCTTATGTTCCAGGAAATAAATTATATCTTTATGATCTTATAGTTAAAAAATATAATTCAAATCCAAATGTAAATTGGTATGGAGCAACTGGAGGGTCTTTTCTGAATAAAAATATTTTTACAGAACAGAAATATAATGATATAATCTATAAGTTTATTGAAGAAGATCATGTTTTTAATGCTGGATCTATGGATCAGTTTATAACAACATTATACTTAATATGCGGTTTTGATTGTTCTATAAATAATGCGCTTGGAGAAACTCATAGAACTCCAAATTGGCAAAATACTGATTTACCTTTGATTCATTGTTTTAAGGAGATGTACTTTTGAAAATAGTTATTTGGGGATACCCTCTTCATTCTCATACACATTCTTATATTCATGCTGCTTTTTATAAAGCATTTAAATATCTTGGTTATGAGACATATTGGTTTCATGATGGAGAATATCCTGATAGTTTTGATTGGAATGATTGTATTTTTTGGACCGAAGGATTTGCGGATAAAAATATTCCATTGAATAAGACAAGCACTTATTTTGTTCATGTTTGTCCAGATCCAGCAAAATATATTAATGCAGGAGTGAAAAAATTTGTTGATGTTAGATATAATCATCTATGGCATAAAGACCATGTTTATGATTATACATTAGATAAATCCAAAGTTGAAAAGGTTGGTCA